AGTTCCAGCATTTATTACCATCGTATCATGAGGTTTCATTATAGTTGATTTCATATCTCCACTATAATCTTCAGTAATCATACATAATTTACCTTTCAAAACATACCAATGTTCAGTACGGTACTTATGCCTTTGGTCTGATAATGATTTGTCAGGATCAATAACTAACTCTTTAGTTTTAAATGTGTCCTTATCATCAAGTACACGATAAAATCCCCATCTTGTTTCAGTCTTTTGTGTTTTCCAATCATTAAGTATTTTACTTGAAGAATTTTTTTTATGAGCACCTCCAATTCCAAATTCAAAAGATAAAGTATTTTTATCTGATATTGTCATATCTTCTTCTGGAATATTTGTAGTGGTTCTATCTCCACCGTTCATAAAACATATTTCATGGCCAGTAGTATTTTTATCTGCCATACTTATAAGATGTTTTGCAGAGCCATCATCATCATTAAATTCTATTACTTGAAAATCACACTCGAGTTTTAGTCTTCTTATTATATACGCTCGTTCTTCCCATGGCATAAAGAAAGAGCCCTTTTTGCGTACTAACCACTCATCACTATTAGGACCAATGTATAAAAAATCACAGCGGGCTGATGCATCTACAATATAGTCAATATGACCAGAGTGTAGAGGATCAAACCCGCCGCTAATTATTCCAATTTTCATAATATAAAACTCACTTTAAAATATTACTTACCTTTTGTATAACCTTCCTTCGCATAGAAGGCCGCTACGATTGCTGCAACTGATACAAAATATGTTGGAGCCATATCACCTAGAATATTTGGAGCAGCTTCTAAACCAATCCAATTAGCAAGAACCACAGCAAATGGATAAAGAAGCATTCCAGCAAGAGCAAACCATGCCATACCACGCTGAGCATCTTCTTTCTTATCTTCGTTTTCTATTCTTTCACGTTTTGCTTCAAGGTCCATTATTTTATCTGCTTGCGCCATTTCTTCATCAGAAACAATGCCATCTCCATCAGTGTCTAAATGTGCATACTTAGAATCGTCTTGTAGTGTTTTACTTTTTTTAGCCATGCTGTTTCCTTATAAAATTTACATGACAAAAAATAATTTATGCTGCAGGTGCAGACTCACCTTCAGTTTTTGTTGGGGGTGGGTTTTTCTTAATGAAGTCTTCTACAATTAGATTAAGTTTATCAAAAACACCGCCTACTGTCGATAGATCAGCAGCTTTAAATACTCCAGCTTGTGTAGCAGTATCAAAAACAGCTCTCATAACCATAAGATCGTTCATACTAATTTGAATATTACCAGCCTCTGTGTCTTCTACTACTTCAGCATCTTGAATTTCATCAGTCATTTTTTATCGTCTCCATTAAATTGATTGTAGTATTATATATATTATTATTTATATAGTCTAAGCATACACTGAATTAAATTGTTGTGTGCATCGAATAAATGTAGTACACTTACTTAATTGTTTAAGGTTAGAAGCGCCAGCATAAGTGCAAGTGCTTCGCAAACCGCCAAGAATATCTTGAATAGTATTTTTAATTGCACCTCGATATGGTATTAAAACAGTTCTACCTTCACTCGATCTGTAATTTTTAAGACCTCCAAAGTGTTTATTGTTTGCTGTATCTGAACTCATTCCATAGAACTGTACAAACTGTTTTTCTTCAATTACTCTATTACCAATACGATCTGTAAGTTCATTTGTTATATATTTTTTAGTAATGACTTCTCCGCCGCCTTCGTCGTGTCCAGCTAACATCCCACCAAGCATAACAAAGTCGGCTCCTGCAGCGAATGCCTTAGCCACATCTCCAGGGCATGTACATCCACCATCAGCAATGATATGGCCTCCAAGACCATGCGCGGCATCAGCGCACTCAATAACAGAAGACAACTGAGGATAACCAACACCCGTTTGAATCCGAGTAGTGCAAACACTCCCAGGACCAATGCCCACTTTAACAATATCGGCTCCATTTAAAATTAACTCCTGTGTTTGATCTGCAGTCACAACATTCCCTGCAATGATTACAATGTCTGCATAAAGAAGTCTAAATTCTTTTATAAAATTACTAAATCTTACAGTATATCCATTAGCAACATCAATACATACATATTTTAATTGATCACCAACTTGCTCGTAAACTGTTCTAAATTTTTCATGATCTCGATCACTAATACCAATACTCATTGCGGCATATTCAGTACGTAAAACATTATCACTATCAAAATAATCTACAAGATCATTAACGCTATAAGTTTTTACTAAACACGTAAAAGCAGATTCAAGTGATAATTTATCTGCCATTTCAAATGTACCAACACCATCCATATTAGCTGCCATAATAGGAATGCCCTCATAATTATATGGTCCAGTGCTATTTGGATAATCTGGGCTATAATTTAAAAAANTAAATTTACGTTCTAAATCAACTTCTTTTCTTGATTCAAGAGTGCTTCTTTTAGGTCGAATAAGAACATCTTTATAGTCAAGCTTCATATCATCATCAATGCGCATTATAATTCCTCGTCATGTATATGCAATTGAATAAGAGCATAATGAAGAATTTTCATTAAGTCTTTACGAGCATCATCTCGAGTACCTTTATTTCCATATCTATTAGCATACTTATCGACATTACCCATACAAAAACCAGTGCCGTGTCCTCGGTCAATGATTACTTCAGTTGATTGAAATTTATTAGTGGAATAATGAGCTCCATATGTACTATCAATATATTTTTGAAACTCTTCAATATATTGATTCTCGTTAAATTTATACTCAATACTGTTTTTCATTCAATTTCCTCTAATTCATAATATTCCATTACTTCATTTGTTTGAGATTTTGCTATTGCTTCTGCTTTGTCCCAATCAGCTTTGTCTAATTCAAACTCTATTATTTTATCTATTCTAACATTTTCTACATCTGGCCAGCCAAGACTTTTAAGTGCGTATGTTACTGTTTGACCAGCATTATCTAAGATGCCTCTACGAATACATATCATAGCTTTATATCTCATGGCATTGTAAATAAGGCTCTTACGCCGCTGTCTTTATCTGTAGGCTGTCTAGCAAATACTACCCATTTATATGCAAACATCGTTTCTCTTGTGGTACAGAATTCTCTGAAAGATGTGCCTGTTGTATACACATCATCAACTACCAACCATGGGTGTTTTTGTTCCCACTCAGAATATTTTTGAAGAGCATTTTGTAATTTAACACCGCCGCGAGGAATACCAACAACCTTTGAAAATGGTTCCTTTTGATAGTCCATAATCATTGATGCTAAACAATCCCATTCTTTATCAGATACAGCATCCATTTCTATTTTCCATTCCATAGGAATGCCGGCATGGGAAGTAAATTTTTGTTTTTGAAAAAGATCCATTTTTTATCCACTTATATAAGGTGTGTCACCTACTTTTGCTCTTCGCCATTCTTTTTGATTAAACATTTTTCCTTGAAGTTCTGTTATATGTCTTATTTCATTATCTATATTGTCTTTACTGTTTTGTTTTTTTACAGTAAGTCTTTTCATTGTCAATCTTTGCAATCTATATGAGAGCGCACTTTCAATCCAATCAATATCTTCTAAATTTAATTTCCAATTATCAAGATTAGGCTTTACCATTATTTGCTCATTCCTTGAGGATCATATTGTTCACCATTATATGCTGGATATTGATCATCCTCAACTCCAGAATTACAGCCAACTACTACTATCGCTAAAAATATACAAGAGACAATAGTACCTTTTTTCATCCAATACATAAAGCCATCGAATGCTCGTTCAGCTTGTTGTTGTGCTTCTTGTCTGATTATTTCATCACTCGGTTTCATGATTGACCATCTTCCATTCTATAAAATACATGTGCGCCCATTTGAGCTATTTTAGTAAACGATTTCGCCCAATTTGGAGAAACGTATGTTGCATGATAGTGTGTGGCACCTTCAGTTATTCCATGCCATTTACCAGTAGTGTACATTGTAATAGCATGATTAATAGAGCGTTCCCATGCTTCAGCATTTTGTGGCTCATCTGCTTTACCGTCACAATACCAACTAAATTGGCATTTATTTAGTAACGGTTCACCCTTATCGTTTAAATAAGATTGGTGCACGACCTCACATGGAGTGTCTGGATATTTTTTATGCTTGACTCTATTTAGTACGACATCAGTAACAGCCATGGCATCTATTAGAGATGACGCCATGGTTTCATAGTATATATTTGTAGCTAGGCATTGTACTTGCTTAGCTTCTTCTTCTTGCGCTACTCGAATAGCTTCTTGTTCAATTGCTAATTCATTAGCCATTTCTTCCGCAAGTAATTGTACTTCCTCTTTTTTCTCAGTAGCTACTTTTGTACCTTCATAAGCAGCATAACCGATAACACCGCAGACCACGGCATTACCTAACATTATTGCTATATGTTTAAGTTTCATTTAGTTTCCTGATTTATTGTTATATACGTATTATATTACGTTTTATTCAAAATGTAAACCT